CTAAGCTATTGATGCCTTCGCAATTCAGCGAGATTAGCCATTTTTTAAACTCTTTTTTCATAATTCGCCCTCCTTATCGGCGGGGACATAATAAACAAACTTCAATTTAAACCAACTATCGCTACCAAAATTTGCGATCAGCATCGCAAAAATCTCAAAAACATACCACAAAACACAAATTTTACTTTGCAACAGATTAAAAAATGAGCAAATAAACACATTTCTTGAAAATTTATTTTTTTAAAAATCAATCAAATATAAGAATATTTATAGATTTTATATAAAATTCTATAAGAAATCGCTTTACTATATATAAGATATCTTATATCATACACCCATCAAAACGAGATACACATGGTGAACAAAATGATTGAGATTTTAAACTTTAAAAAAGGAATTAGCGATAAAGCTCCAAATGGTTGTGATTTTGTAGTTGATGAGTTTGTAACTTACACAAATAAAAACGGAGTTAAGTTCGGGCCTTACAAAATCATCGGTTTCGCAAAAGATGTTAAGGATGTGGAAGCAGAAAGATTTATCCACTTAAACAATGATTGCTACTGGTTCCCTGTGAAGTTAGAAGAAATCAAGAAAATATAAAGTTTTTACTAAGCCCATTACGGTGGGCTTGAATAAAAATTTTAATTCGCTCTTTAAAAATCAGATTACAAGAAGTTTACTCATAACGGCATTATGCGGTCGTGTAGATTAAAAGCCCTACCCTACATAATGAGAGTAAACGGAAATCCCACTGAAAGATAAGGCCAGTGAAAAACTGACAGTTACAGAAAGTCAATTCGCAGTGGGGAAATATTTCAAAGCACATTTGAAGTACAGAGACACAACGGCACGTGAAACCGTTGCGAATGATAGAGAGAAGTGTGCTTTGAAATAATGTAATAAAAAAAGGTGAATTATGCTCAAAATTTATCACTCTGATTGTATTTCTATAATGCAGGAAATGAGAGAAAAAAATATAAAGGTAGATCACATCATTACTGATCCACCATATTCAATTTCAGCAAAGAACCAGTTTAACACGATGAGAAATCCAAGAGCTGGCGTTGACTTTGGTAAGTGGGATTGGGGCTTTGATCCTACTGGATGGATTGAATATGCAATGCCTATTTTAAGCGATGATGGCTCAATAATTATCTTTTGCTCATATAAATTTATTTCAGATATTTGTAAAAAAATTGAAGAATTAAATGGTGTTGTTAAAGATATTATTGTGTGGCAAAAATCAAATCCTATGCCTAGAAATATAAACCGTAGATATGTTCAAGATATGGAGTTTATTGTATGGGGGGTGAAAAGCAAGAACTCAAAATGGGTATTCAACAAAGATGAAAGCAAGCCATACCATCGTGGGTTTATTCAAACTCCAACCTTACTAGGGAAAGAAAGAACTAAGCACCCAACTCAAAAGCCGGTAAGTCTTATGACTGAGCTTATAAAATTACATACAACCGACAAACAGACTATTTTCGATCCATTTATGGGTGTCGGTTCCACTGGTGTAGCTGCCCTTAACTTAGGCCGCAACTTTATTGGTTGCGAAAAAGAATTAGAGTGGTTTCAGTTAGCTCAAAACCGAATTTGTGAATAATAAGCTTAAGCCTTACAAGCATAAAGAAAGGCAGCTATCAAAAACCGTATTCTTTAAGCCGAGTGCGGTTCTTGATGGTTGTTATCTTCCATCAAATTGGTTCCTTAGGTTATTCGCCCGCTGAAATATGCGGGCTTTTTTTTGTAAAAAGGAAATGAAAATGAATACAAAACGTTCAAAAAACATGTTTTTCCTGCAAGAAAAACACAGTTTCACAGAATTTTTAAGAGTCACTGCCGGCTGGCTTGCGGTTGGTGCGCTGCTGTTTTTAGCAGTGATGATTTTAATCGCTTTCCGCCATGCGTATGCGTATGCCACTAACACAGACTGGCACGACGATGCTGTCAGCCGACAAATCCAAACCGACGCCCGCGCCGAAGCACGCAAAATCTGGCGCGAGGAGCATGGCGATTGGCAGCCGAATTTAACCCCAGCGGCCGAAGCGGAATTAGTACGTTACACCGCACAAAAACAAACCGAAATTGACCGCGCTTTAGGAGTCGCAAAATGAAAATTGAAAGTTACAAAGCAAATATCCTATATAACGCTGTCTATCAGCGATATACCGGCGAATTATGGGTTAACAACCGACTGGAACAAAAGACCGGCAATTTTTTAAGTGAAGGTCTTGCCGTTGCGCGTTTAAACAAACGAATTGAATCCTTTAATGCTGTTAACGGTACCAACATTCCGCCGTATCAAAAAGACGCCGACACGAATCAATTCAAAGCGGTGCCGGAAGCGAAAGAATCATTACCGCCAACGGAAAGCACTCCAGCAGCAGAACTGAAGATAGTTAACATCGACACAGTACACAAACATCAACTGCGCAAGCGCCGTAAACCGTTTACGCCATACGGACTGAAAGGCTATTTTATGGATAAACAAGGCAATATCCGCTTGCATTTAGACCGCAAAGCCCACGCGCACACCATCGTCTTAAGCCCCGATATGTTTGCCATGTTAGCTGACATGGTGCGAGCAACGCAGGAGCAATAAACATGGCGCGCCGAATTTTATCGCCGTGGCAATGCGACAGCGACCACGATTACTACGACCAGTTCGACCGTGACGAAACGGAAAACGACGAACCGCCCGAAGACTGGCGCGAACCGGAAGACGGCGACTGTGAGTATTGGGAATCTAATTGTTATGGGAGAGGGTGAAAATGAATTTTGAATTAATTTTATCTACCGAAAGCCGTGTGCTTTCAACAAATATTGTTGACTTTGAAAAACGAGCGGATCAGTTTCTTTCGACTTTAACAAACAAATTTGAAACGGACGACGATTTCGTCGCCGCAAAAGAAGAAGTCAAAACCTTAAAAGAGGTTGAGGATAAAATCCGCGTGGCGATTAAGTCGGCGCAAAACGGAGAAATTGCGGATTTAATCACATCGGCCGAAAACATTGCAGAACGATTCAGACAAGAACGCTTGAAACGCGATAAGCTAGTTAAAGAAAAAGAAGCAGAAGTCAAAGCCAATATTATCAACAACGCCTTTGAGCATATCAGCAAAGTGCGGTATGGCTACGAGAGTGATATTTCCCTTGCTCTTGAACGCACAATGCCAAAAAGCGATATTCAAACCCGTTTAAAAAATGCCACCGCGCGTCGCAGTACATTAGCAACACTAAAAAAAGCCGTTCATGCTGAAGAAACGTTGATTTTAGCAGAATTAGGTCAAGAAAGCGCTCGACTAACTGAGCGACGCAAACTCATTCCGGCATCCGCCGAACATCTGTTTAAAGACTGGCTTGAGTTAATTATTGGCGATGATGACTTGGCATCAATTGTGGAAATGCGCTTAAACGAAGAAACACGGCGTGAACAGGCGTTGCGCGAACAAGCTAAGCAAGCCGCCGAAGCGCAGCGCACACAAGCGGAATCCCGCGCAGTTGCTGATGAAATAGGAGTACAAAGCGCAGTAGAAAAAACACAGGAAAATCAGACTGCACTTTCTAATGAACCAATATTCAATTTTGAAATCCGCATTGCATTTACCGGCACGCAAGAACAAGCAATCAATTTAGCGCGCAAAGTAAAAGCGCAGTATGGCGACAATGTATCACTTAAAAAAATGAATTAAAGGATAAATAAAATGGCAACAGCACTACAAAATCTGACTGATAAACTGGCTAAACGGTTTGAAATTGCGGACGGTTCCGACTTGATGGCGACATTAAAAAATACCGCGTTTAAAGGGAATGTAAATGATAGTCAAATGACCGCGCTTTTAATTGTTGCGAATCAATATGGATTAAATCCGTGGACGAAAGAAATTTACGCCTTTCCCGATCGACAAAACGGCATTGTTCCGATTGTCGGCGTTGACGGTTGGGCGCGAATTCTTAATGAAAACCCAAATTTTGACGGCATCGAATTTGATTTAGATGATGAAAAATGCACTTGCCGAATTTATCGCAAAGACCGCTCAAAACCCATTTCAGTAACGGAATACATGAGTGAGTGTTTCCGTGATATGGGGCCGTGGAAAACACATCCGAAAAGAATGTTACGCCACAAAGCAATGATTCAGTGCGCGCGCTTGGCGTTCGGTTTTACCGGCATTTACGACCAAGACGAAGCGGATCGCATTGTTGAAACGCAGCGCGAGCCGGTAAATGTAACACCAAAACAAAAAGTGATAGACGTTGCAGTGTTAATTACATCAGAGCAGAAAGAAATGCTAATCGGCTTAATTGAAGCGACCGGCACGAATACGGAAAAATTATTGACGGCATATGGCCACACTGATATTTCCGATATGACAAAAGATCAAGCCGATAATGCTATATCAATTCTGAATAGTCGTCTTGATAAACAGCAAGAAAATGACGGAGAAGACGTTCCATTATGATTGACGGTCTAATAACGCTTGATTGCGAACAAGGCTCGGAAGAATGGCTACAGGCCCGTTTGGGTATTCCCACCGCAACGGGCTTTGAAAACATTGTGACGGCAACCGGTAAAAAATCAAGCGCACAAATTAAGTACATGGCTGAGTTGATTGAAGAAAGCATAATCGGACTACAAGACGAATCTTTTAAGTCACGATTCATGGAGCGTGGAAATCAACTTGAGCCGCTTGCCCGTTCTGCCTATGAATTCATCACGGGAAATGCCGTAACGCAAGTCGGCGGTGTATATCTTGATGAAAACAAAGAAGTGATGGTTAGCCCGGATGGACTAATTCCTGAGCTCAAAAAAGGCTTGGAAATCAAATGCCCGAAAATGAGTACGCACATTCGCTACTTATTAGAGGGCGGCGTTCCGTCTGAATACATAATCCAAGTTCAGGCTAATTTGTGGGTGACGGGCTATGACACCTGGGATTTTGTGAGCTACTGCCCGGAGTACCAAAAACAGCCACTTTACATTTTCACCGCACATCGTGATCAAGCGCTGATGACCGCATTTAACAAATTAATTCCGCAATTTTTAAACACATTGAGGGCTTATAAAAATGGTTAGAAAAATTATACAAATATCTGAAAGTGTAGTGCCAGAAACACAATTCCATCAGTTATTTTGGTCATTAACAGCACTATGTGATGATGGGACACTTTGGAATAAATCAGCAATTAAGGACGATTGGGTTCAAATTCCTAACGTACCACAAGACAAAACACCCGAAGCCACTAACAAATAGTGGCTTTTTTATTACTTCAAAATCAATCAACAATCCAAAACAGGAGAAAACAAAATGGCTAAAACAGATGTTCATGAATTCTTGGGCGAATTAGACGCAGGAATCTTTGAAAACAAACTTTCTACCGCACTTTCCGAAGTTGCGTTAGGTGTATTGGCGCATGATAAACAAGGTTCGGTGAAAATTGAATTTACCTTAAAGAAAGCAGATAGCGACAATCCGTCAGTTCAAATTCAGCATAAGCTGAGTTATGTCAAGCCGACTAAGCGGGGTAAGTCAGCCGAAGAAGACACCACCGCAACACCGATGTTCGTTCATAAAGGCGGCGCATTAAGCGTAACCCCTGATAAAGAACAAATGCCAATGTTAAAAGGCAGTGACGATCTGGCATTTGAACAAAAAGCAACATTAAAACGCCCTAATTAATCGCATTAATTATCGGTAATTTTTTATCAACAACAAACAAATGGAGATCCAACAATGGAACAAAATTTAAAGCAAATCCAAGACTTAGTGTTATCAAGCATCCGTGTCGGAAATAGTGATTATCCTATCGCAATTCTGCCGGAAAACATGGCGGTGCATTCGCTCGAAAAGCACAATAAACACCGTAATAACTTCCGTGCTACGTTCAACACTTATAATTTTGATAGTTTGATTGCTTACGCGAAAGCGCACGAGCAGAAAGACGCACAATGTTTTATTGATGAAAAAAATCTTGGTGCCCAAATTGTGTTTGATGTTGGCAGCCGTGAAGCGCCGTTACACGCTCAACACCGCGCAGTGTTACGAATGGAAAAGACCGCTGCGTTTAAAGCGTTATGCGACTTCCAAGGTTCAAAATGCGATCAGCGTGAATTTTCCGAATGGCTGGAAGATTGGAGCGATTACATCACGGCTTATACCGACGATGAAGACAAATTGCCTTTAACAAGCGCAGTCCAAGCAGTGCGCAAAATTACGCTTGATTATGCGCGTAACGAAGAACACGAAGTCAGCGACTTTGCGGCATCTAAATCAGCCATGGAAAGCGTAGAAGCCAAAAGCAAATTGCAGTTACCGAAGTATTTTGTGTTTAACACGCACACATACAAAGGCTTAGATAGTCAAGCATTTACGCTTCGCCTATCAATCCTTACCGGCGGCAATGCTCCTGTATTGGTGGCGCGTTTGATTAAAGCGGAACAAATTCAGGAAGCAATCGCGAAAGAATTTGCCGAAAAATTAACTGACGCGCTAAAAGATACCGAAATAAAAGTAAATATTGGCACGGTAGAAATTTAATAAATACGCCCACTCTTCGGAGTGGGTATTTTTTAGGTGCGAAGAATGAATGAAATTGAAATCAGCATCAAATATTCCCGCTTCGTGGATATTTTCGGATGTTATTTTTACATGAGAATGAATAACGGACTTGCAATATCCGTTACGCGGGCAATAGATGACGCTAAAAAACACTGGCTGTTGTTTGATTCCGATCTGAGAAGCGACATTATCAGAATAGCTGAAACGGCAAATTACCCGTGCGTAGTACAAAATTATGTTAATCACTTTATCAAATGGGCCAACAGTCAATTTAATGCACCGCAAGATTACAACACAGCCAGACCACTGGTTGATGTGTTGCCTGTGGTGAATTACAAAAAACACAGAAACTAACCAACGACCGCAAAAGTGCGGTCTTTTTTTAAGGAGAATTTATGAAACCGTTTGATTTACAAGAGGCGCTGAATGGTGCGTCTGTACAGTTACGCAATGGACAAAAAGCGTATGTAGTCGGTCTTAGCAAAGTCGGTGCAGAAGATGGCAATAGCTATATTGTTGGGGAGTATGAGCGCAATTTATGTAATTGGAGCAAAGATGGCAAATACTGGCTAAACCGCGAAAGTGAATGGGATATTGTCGGCATGTACGAAGAGCCTAAACTAACATCCGAACAGGTGTTGGAAAAGGCTTATCAGGAAAATCTACCGCTTGATGCAATCGGCAAAAAAGCATTTGTTATCGCAAAAACAAAGGATGGTGATTATGTGATGCAATGCGGGGAGGATAATCTGTATTTTGCGAGCCATAAAATAGAGTGGGAATTTTACAAAGACCCCGTGCCAAAATCCGACACAATCACCGTTACGCTGCCTAAGCCGTTTAAGCCTAAAGAGGGAGAGGTGTACTACAGCATTGGTGGTTACCATAATGGGACGATAGTAAAAATGCACGCAAATTGCATGACGGACATCTCCATTTTAAGCGGTAATTGTTTCCGCGCCGAATCTGACGCTAAAGCATGGCTAGATGCCATGAAAAA